TCCCATACAAACCATGCATACGCCACTGCACTGGACGGGTACTTTTCAAACTCCCCATTCATGGCACATATCAGTCTGGATGAACTGACATATACTGTCTTTGGCGGATGTTTTAAAAAGAATTGTTTTCTGCTCTTTCCCTCCAAGAATTGCAGTTTCAAAAACATGGCAACCTTTCTTCCCGGTTTCACTATTTCCAGTGCTTTCTCCACAAACTCCAAAGCATATTTATATGGTGGATTTGTAATAATATCCCCATCAAAATCTGCTACTGGTTCCTGCAGGAAATCCACCGGTTCTTCATTTCCATAGCCACGATAAACCAAATCTGTACTGATGACCTGGTATCCTTTTTCTTCCAGAACTTTTGCCATATGCCCTTCGCCACAGGCACACTCCCAGATAACAGGAGCAAATGTTTCTTCTGCCAGAAGTAACACCGTAGCCTTCGGCTCGGTCGCATAATAATCATGGCTCTGTCTTTCTTTATCAGAATGATTGGACGCACCAAGAGTCGTATAAATACTGTTCCTGCCGCCTGTCCAGTCTTTTTTTGCGTTCAAAATACATCACCCGCTTTCTGTTTTTGGGCATAAAAATGGCACCTGCCATTTTCTGACAGATGCCGTAGTTACAATTTATTCTGTTTTCTTTTTACAGTCCATACGTTCCATAGAACTGAAATTTATCTATCCCAATATCCCAAATTATAAAACCAATCTACATTGTATTCCTTCTCGCATTATTTTTCCATCGTTGCACTCATAAGGAATATCTGCTTCATATTTAAATCCAAGTTTTTTCATAACATTTCCTGAAGAGGGATTTTCTTTTGCATATCTTCCAACTACTTCTGGTATATTTAACTGCTCCTTGGCATAACAAAGTATTTTTTTCATAGCCTCTGTGGTATAACCATATCCCCAATATTTTCTGCCAAGATTATAGCCAATTTCCCAACAAGAAACCTCATCTTCATAATAGATTAGTCCTGTTCCTATTAATTCCATTGTATCTTTTTTCACAAGTGCCCAACGATACCAATCATCTTTATCAATTTGACCTATTTCAAAATCTATCCATTGCTTTGTTTTTTCAATATCATTATGACTTGTCCAAAACATATATTTTGCTACTTCCTCGTCATTTTCCCATCCATAAAATACAGCTTCGGCATCTGTTTCTTTAAATGCTCGCAAAAATAATCTATCAGTTTCTAATTCAGGTGTTTTCATAATTATTTTCTCCGTCAACTTCAAAGTTTTGCCTACATCCGTGTCTTAAAATAACTGCATTACTCCGGCAACGATAGCAGCAATAAGTGGATTAAGTACAATCGTACCAAACCACTTTCCAAGCATTACTTTTGTCGGAATATACGGTTTCAAATCTTCGGTACCAGGGATTTCCCATGCTTTTGTTTTTCCAACCCAGTACCAATCAATGAACAATCTGTCAAATAGCCCTTGAATCCACAGAATAATCGCCATCTGCCAGAAGCCATCCCAAAAACCAGTTGCCCCGTTAATACCATAGACCATCAGCGGAGGTAAAACAAACATCGGGAGAAACAATGCAATACTGCAAATAGTATAGTTCTTCTTGATTGTTTCCTCGCTTGTCAGACCCAGCTCTACCACTCGCTGCTGAACATCCTTTTCATACAACAGAACTAAGCCCACAGGACCATTTGCAATGCCGACAACACAAACCAGCAAAAGCATAAAACACATTACTATACCTTCTACAAGAAGTATCATATTCATTCTCTCCCTTCGTTTGAAAAAATGGATTTCTTATATATTGTGAACTACAGATTTAACTTCTTCCTTGCAGGGCAACCAGTATGCCCTCTGTTCCATTGACAGAAACGGCATCCGAAGCACCCCTCGTAATTCATATCATTTTCAGAGTGAATAACGAATGATGGATCTGCGAGAAACGGTCTGCCATACGCAACAAAATCACAATCGCCATGCTCAACCAGGTTGTTTCCTCGTTGGAGAGTGCGAATATCGCTTACTGCAATAACAGGAACACCAACCTTTTTCTTAATAAAGCAACCTGCATAGGCAACTACATTGCAGGCTCTATATTCCGGGGGAATGTTCATGTATCTTACATTTGAGATGCCGTAAGAAACGTGAATCATATCTATTCCCGCTTTTTCTAAAGTCTGTGCTGTCTGAACATCTGCATCTAAGTCAAATGTTGCTCCCATACGATAAGAAACAATGAAGTCGCTCCCAGCAAAGGCTTTTATTCCCTCTATAATTTCTTTTGCAAGTGTCAATCTGCCGTCAAAACTACCGCCATATTTATCTTTCCTGCGGTTAGTCAATTCAGATGACACTTGATTCAGAAACAGTTCGTGTGCTCCATGAAGTTCCACGCCATCAAAACCTGCTTCTTTACACAAAGCGGCTGAACGAATAAAGCGATCCCGAATGTACGAGAGTTCTTCTGTTGTCAGTCCGTTAATGCCACCTCTATGCTGCACCTCTGCGCCGTTTAAAAGAATTTGGGCAAAAACTTTGCTGCCGTTTTTATGACAAGCTTCTGTGATTTTGCGCAAAGGAGCCATATGTTCCTCTGCACAAGCCCAAGGATACTGCTGAAAGGATGGCATCACAAACAACGCCTGCAAAATAATAAGACCAATATTTTTGTCTGTGTAGCTTAGATATTCCTGTAACAATTCCTCTCCCATGACGCCATTGTCACTCGGATAGCCATTTCGTACCATCGGTGCCATTGCAATTCTGTTCTTAAATTCTATTTCTTTTACCCTAATCGGTGTGAATATATTTACCATTTATTATCTCCATCGACTTCAAATTCTCTGCTTACCACACAAATGGAATCAAGCGATATTTTACCTTCTTTTTATACTCCTTGTATCCATTCAGACTTCTTTCCAAAACTTCCTCTTCATTCTTAATCCTTTTTACCAAAATAAATGGATATACAAGAAATACACCAAAGGAAATCAATGATCCCAAAACCAAAGGCATGGCTAAAAACAAAAATACTGTTACAGAATACATCGGATGTCTGACCACGCCATACAAACCAGTATCTATTACTTTCTGTCCTTCCTGTACCTCAATCGTTCTGGACAAATATGTGTTTTCTCTCATGACCTCTGCATACAAAACATATGCTGTCACAAAAATAACAGATGCAAATATCACAATCCAATCCGGCAAAATAATCCATGAGAAGCGAAAATTCAACCCACACAACACAAATCCAATCAAAAACATAATTCCACTAAGCAAAACAACTGTCTTCTGTTCGGACTCTTTTTCTTTTGCATCCAAGCGTTTCTGTAGCAACTGCGGATTTTTAATCATTAAAACAATCCCTGCAATAAACATCGGAACAAATAAAAGCCCCATAAAAAGCCACCCATTCCAATAATTCCATGTACCTGCTGGTAAAAAAATCAGCAAGGCAACTGCCACTGCTCCAATAATAAATTTTGTTATTGCCTGTACAAATAATTTTACGTCCATTTTTATCTCCAGTATCTACCGCTTGTTTGTAACATTCCATTCTTCTCTGGACAAACAGTTCACATGTCCTTTTCGGATTTCTTTTAAAAGCGGAACATCCACTTCTTCTGTTGTCCACTGATACTTAAATCCACATTTTTCCTGAACTCTGGCTGACTTGATATTTCCATCATAATATGCACACCACACCTTTTTCATATTACAATCTTCAAAAGCATGACGAAGCATTTCCATTGCAGCTTCAGGCATAATGCCCTGACCCCAATACGGCACTCCCAACCAGTAACCAAGCTCACATTCATCATGTGCCTCGGTCAGATTCGTTGCTTCTCCCAATTTTAATCCTATACTACCAATTGGAAGACCTGTTTCTTTCCATACTATCGCATATGTCTCTGGTACCGATAAAACATTCTCTATGATTTCTCTGCTATTCTCAACACTTGTATGCACCGGCCATCCGGCAATCGGTCCTACTTTCGGATCTTTCGCATATTTATAACACTCTTCTGCATCTTCTTTATTCCAAGGACGCAAAATGAGTCTGTTCGTTTCTAAAACCATGATGCTTTCCTCCTCTGAAAACGATTCTCGTGAGACTTAACTCGTGAGACTTAACTCACGAGAACATCATACTACAAAAGATAGCGTTTCTCAATTAGAAACAATCAAAATCCGATTGCACTGCTAAACGAGCATAAGGATGTTCATCATTTCTGCTCTCAGCATACATATCATTGATAAGGCCTATCGACAGCAGTTCCAAATCTGCCATCGATAAGCCCAACTGCACGCACCTTAACAGGAACAAGGGTGTTGTCATCTCACGGTCTGTCGGACGAAGTTTTTTTTAGCCTCAATGTCCGTCTGAACATTCAATCCCCAAAGTTCAATGAGCTGTGGAAGTACCTGATAAATGGAAAATGTATTGAATCCATCCAGCCACTCTTCCGGCGTATTCGGAATACTTGCATCTGCATGTTTCGCCATGACAAATGCGATATTTTCAAACATCTCCAAAGAGAACATATCCAGATTGGAACCTTCCTCACTGTTGTCTCCAATGGATTTTTCCAACGCTTTCAGGTCCTTATAAATATCTCTCTGGAACTTCATACGGTAAATTCTCGGAATGGCAGCAGATGCCTTAAAAGACACCTGCTTACCGTCAATCTCAATCTGTTTAATCATACTCATTATGCTACGCCCTCGCCTTCATCAGATTCTGTTGTGGACGGCATATACACAGCTTTGTACCAATCGTTATAAACGGTTGTATCTGTGGTATTTCCTGTCTTCGCTTTGACCAGACCGCTAGAAAGTGGTGTTGCCTTAATAGTCAATGTCTCTGTCTGCACCTCTCTGGTATCCTCATTGGTTTTACCTTCGATACCCGGTCTGGAAGCAGCACAGTTATAAAGCACATGACGGATGTGTCTCTGGTCACCGTCAAATTCAAACAGTAATGCAAAGGACTCCAGTTCCACCTGTGCGTTCTCAATCAGAACACCATTATCATCTAACTCTTCCTTCAGGATTTCTGTACGGAAATCTTCCGGAATGAGTGCCAATTCCAGATTGCCTTCATAACCCATGTTGTTATTGATAACATAGTAAGCGATACCATCTGCATAAAAGTTTTCCGGTTCTCCATTCGCATCCAGAGAAATAGACACGGAACCCGGAATGGATTTCGGATCTCCATAAGAAACCGTTCCATCCTCTGCAATGGTAAGTAACGCATAGTGCGCATTTTTCAGATTATATTTTACTTTGTTATTCTTATCTGCCATTTTACTAAACCTCCCATTCAAATGTGTAAAGGACTTCATAGAGCTTTTCGCTCTCTATCCATGTTTCAGATTTGTTGTAAAAGATTCCGTGTTCATCAAGCACGTCCTCCAACTGCTGTTCCACCGCCAAATCTTTCAAATCGGTGTACAGTTCTATATGAACCTCATTTATCTTGTAATAGACCTTGCCATCCGCTGAGAAGTTATTGCTTCCCGGAAGCAGATAACAGATAAATGGTGGTTTCGGTGATTCTCCTTCCGCAAAGTGATGGTATGCATAGGGAATCTGTGTTTCATTTAAAATCTGCAATAATTCCTCCATCTTCTAACCTCTCAGTGCTCTTTCAATCTCTTCCTGTAGCTGTCGGGTTCCATTCTGCTCTGCCGGTGCGATATGGGCTTTTCCTTCCACTCTTCCGCCATTTCTCTTGGCATGACCATATTCCAGAAGGTGTGCAAGCTGATACCGGTTCTTTGAATGAACCACCATCGTCAATGTCTGGGATGTCTCCCTGACCTTTTTTGCTGTCCAGCTCTTTGCATACTTCCCGGTATCCGCAGGAGCATTTGCCTTAATCTCCTTACGGACTGTGGTGCTTGCATGTTTCACGGCTTCTTTCATATCTTCTGTAGCAAGTTCTGCATACTCATTTAAGCCTTGCATGATTACATCCGCTATATCATCGATATTTACTGTAGATGCCATCCTTACCGCCTCGCTTTCTCACATCGAAATTTCAAAGATTTCTTTTTCCAGTTCATGTGGTCTACGGAAAGGATATTGTAAATCTCCCCACGGAATAAAATACGGAAACTTGTGGACACGATGTCTACCAATTTGTTACAGTACCTAACAGAAAAAGTGATGGCAGCACCATCTGTTGTCTGTCCGGCTTCTAACTTCTCATTTCCACTTTCTCCACCAATGGTGGCAAAACAAGAATAATAATCTTCCCAGGCACTCTTACGATTGCCAATGGCATCCGTTTGAATTACAGATTTCTGAATCATAATCTTTTCATTCAGCAATGCAATCTTCATCAGAATCCCTCCTGTCTGCATCCAAACAACAAAGAACGGAGTGATATAGTCAACGCATGGTGGTCTGCCTCTTCCCTGTGTTCATACAGGTAGGCAACTGCATACATCACTGCTATCCTCGCACACGGTTCTTCCCCAAAAGCATCCTCATCCATTATCCTTGCCACATCCATGCATAAAGTCTGGGCGGATTCCATGATATTACGGAGCAGAACATCATCATCTTCAAAGTCCACACGAAGATACTTTTTCATTTCATCTAACGTTACTACCAAGTTCCCACCTCCTCAAAAATCGCATAATAAAAGCCCGGATTTCTCCGAGCCTTACATTTTCTATTTAATTTCATTTCAACAACTTAAAGATTTTTTATTTGAGGTTGATAAAAACAAGCCCTACAAGGCAAATGCCTATACCAACAATTTTATTCCGAGTTATCGGTTCGTGATAAAGAACCAAACCAACAAAAATCAGAATGACAGCTAAAAAAGCACTCTGTACAATTGAGCCAGTACTGACTTGCCACCCAGCTTTGTAAGCATATATCCAGCCTACTTCAAGCCCAACAATCACCAAACCAAGCACATACGGGGCCCAATTCATTTTTGTGAATTCTTTTAGAATATTGGCATTAGGGCACGTGGCAAAATGCATCACCATCGAGAAGATAGCTCCCACGATATAAGTGAGCGTGAGTGCTGCAAAGGGACTTGTGTTGCTCGGCACACCTTTGGTGCAAATTTGATAGACCGTATTGGATAGCAACACTAAAGCAATCGGCCATACATAGTTGAACATAACTGTTCCTCCTTAAAAATATTTGGCCTGACTGTCGGTAGGTGCCCACCCGTATTTCATTGAGATAATTCTCAATCAAGTTCTTATTCATCTCGATGTTACAATACTACCACAGGAGCAGAAATTTCTCAACCTGAATATGGAAGCACCAGAAAATGATCTGATGCCTCCATATAATCTTAGGCACCCATCTTCAAAATCTGCACTGCTTCGGCAAGCACTAACTTGCCATCCACACGTTCCTTTGCGACAAAGCCGACCATACCGTTTCCGGCAAAGAGTTCCTTAAGTTCTGCGAAAGAACGAACCCCACGGTCACCAATGTTGTAATAGCTGAAATCACCAAAGGCGATGACAGGCTTGCCTGCTTCAATCACAGGAACATATGCAGAAGTCATTACTTCATAGCCAAAGAGTCTGTCCGGCTCTCCTGCCTGGAGTGATGGCTGCCATAAATACTGTCCATGCTCATCTTTCAGCTTACGAAGTGCCGCAATGGTCGCATCATTCATAATGAATTTTGCTTTCTTACGGTAAGGTCTCTTAAGCGCATATACAAGATTGATGATTTCATCGGCTGTGATTTCTGTTGCACTTGCAGCAGTTACGCCGATTTCTCCACCACCCTGTTCTGCAAAGATACCAAGAGGCTTTCCTGTACCGTCGCCATTGAGGAACGCATCCTCTTCTGCATTTGCAAGTGCTCTGGAGAATGCACGAATCAGATAATTCTCAAGACCAAATGCATTGTCATAAAGTAACTCTTCCGTTACCTTTACAGCCACATGGAGTTTGTGTGCATCCAGATTGATCTGGTCGAACTTAGCATCACCAAATGTTAATGCCTCACCCTCATCAATCCATGCTGCTGCTGGCTTAGAACCCGCAATGTTGATCTTGCGCTCGCCACTGGTTGTAATAGTTGTACCAAGCCTACGGAAGATGTTTTCCTCTTCCAGACCTTCGATCAATCTGGAATCATACTCTTCTGGTACTAAGTAACTACCATCCGTATCAATTCCCTCAGAAAGCACGTTTCTGATATTACGGAAGTTGTTTCTGATAGCGTGGAGCATTGCATCCTTATACTCATCAGAAGCACGGCCTGTCTTCTTCTGAGGTTCCTTGCCACCATTCATAGGCTTACCAGTAAGAGGTGTGTTCACAGGCTTATTAAGTTCAGCCTCCATAGCTTCCATCTCTTCCATTCTTGCAATCTCAGCAGAATAGTTCTGTACCTTCTGTTCCATTTCAGCATAAGTCGCTGCATCCTCTGCGGATAACAGACCATCCTTATCACGTTTTGTTTCCACGAAAGCCTTTGCCGCTTCCCACGCTTTGTTTCTCTTTTCTCTCAATTCTAAAATAGTCATAATAGATTACCTCCAATTTTTCATTAAATTAAGCCGACTCATCAGCGAATCGGCCTTTACTTTATTACTGTTTTCAGTTTCATTTTTCTGCTGGATTCGACACTTTTCGGCAATCTTATCCATTAAGGAATTGACCACCGCTGTTTTTGAATACAGCATGGAAACCTGTGGAACTTCCATGTCCACAGCACCGTTTCTCTGGATGATTTCATCCGCAAAGCCAAGCTCAATGGCTTTGTTTGCATCCATCCATGTTTCTGCATCCATGAGATGTGCCAGTTTTACTCTGGACAATCCGGTTTTCAGCTCATAGGCATTGATGATGGAATCCTTTACACTGGAAAGCATATCAATGGCTCTCTGCATCTCCCCAGAATCACCAAAAGCAATGGTCATTGGATTGTGGATCATCATCATGGATACCGGAGACATCAGTACTTTATCCCCGGCCATTGCAATGACCGAAGCGGCACTTGCAGCAATGCCATCAATCTTGACTGTGACATTCCCTTCATACTCTCGGAGCATGTTATAAATCTGTGCTGCAGCCACACAATCACCGCCAGGCGAATTGATCCAGACCGTGATGTTTCCACTTCCATCCAGTAATTCTTCCTTGAACATCTGCGGTGTCACGTCATCATCAAACCAACTATCCTCTGCGATGGTGCCGTTTAGGAACAGTGTTCTCTCCACCGTTTCCGTCTGTGTCTCCTGATTCAGAACCTTTTGGTTCTTCCACTTCCAAAACTTCTTCATTCGGTTCGCTCTCCTTTCCCGCAAATATTCCTGCGTCTTTTAACTTGGTCATATTTCCATTGATAAGGTAGAGGTCTCCACCTTCCTCTTCCGGAATACGGTCAAGATTTTCAAGTTCCCTGATATCATTGGCGCTCATCCAGCCATTCTGTCTGCCAATGGCATAACCATTCATACGACTCTGATAATCGCCACGGAGCAGACCATCCACATTGAACTTGACAAAGTATTGTGTTTTTTCATCCGCAGAAAATAAGGAACGGACAATGGCCTGTTCCCACCTTGCAACCCAAGGGTCTAAGGTGTATTTCACGAACTCCAAAGACTGCTGCTCTATATTAGAAAAGCTCGACTTTTCCAAATCCCCAACCATATGCGGCGGAACTCGGAAAATTCGAGCTATTTCATTTATCTGAAATTTTCTTGTTTCTAAAAACTGTGCCTGTTCCGGACTAATGGAAATCGGTGTGTACTTCATTCCTTCTTCCAAAACAGCCACCTTATTGGCATTGGAACTTCCACCAAAAGCAGATGTCCAACTATCCCTTACCCTCTGCGGGTCCTTTACGGTTCCCGGATGCTCCAGAATACCGCCCGGAGTGGCACCATTTGCAAAGAATTTGGCTCCATACTCTTCACAGGCAATCGCCATTCCAATCGCATTTTTCGCCATTGCAATCGGAGAATATCCCACCAGACCATCAAAACCAAGACCAGGAATGTGCAATACATCCGATGGTTTCAGATTTACCATGCTGCCTTTCATGGTCGGTGCATCGTCCTTACTGGTGTTGTACTGATAATAAAGCTGTCCTTTATCATCCCTGTCCACCGTCATTCGGTTCGGCATCAGCGGATACAATGCAATGATTTCTCCCTTGCCGTTACGGATAATCTGGGCATATGCATTGCCCCACAGGAGCAAATGCGTCATCAATGTCTCCCTGAATACAAAGGAAGTCATCTCCGGATTTGGTTCATCGTGGAGTAAAAAATAAAGCGGATGTTTTACCGCCTTTTCCTTACCACCATCTCCGTTGTATTTGTACACATGAAGCGGAAGACTCGCCACCGCCTCGGACAAGATACGCACACAGGAATACACTGCTGTCATCTGCATGGCTGAACGCTCATTGACATTCTTGCCACTGGAACTGCCACCGATAAAGAATCGGTATGCGCTGCCCGATGTTGCATTCTGGGGCTTATCCCTTGATTTAAAAATTCCTTGTAAAAATCCCATAATCATCACACTCCTATATAATCAAAATCCCACGATTATCATACACACTTCCCTGCTGCACACCCTGATTACGAATACATCTATCCAGAGCCATAATCGCAGCAACTATCCCATCAATCTTCTCTTTTGACCTTGCCTTAGTCACTTTGATATTTCCAGCCGGATCTGTATCAATCACAACATTTCCTGCCATCCAGCGCAACACTGGCTGACCGCCATGTACTATTCGCCCTTCCATCAGAAGTTTGTAAAACTCTTTGGTCGGAGCAGACATGCTACTATAACCTTGTCCAAATGGAACAACTGTAAATCCCATACCTTCCAAGTCCTGCACCATCTGAGTAGCTCCCCATCTGTCAAATGCAATCTCCAGAATATGATACTTCTCTCCAAGCTCCTCAATGAACTTCTCTATAAAATCGTAATGAATAACATTCCCTTCAGTTGCCAACAGATGACCTTGCTTCTCCCACACATCGTATGGAACAGAAGCCTGCTTCACTCTCTGCGGAATGGTTTCCTCCGGCACCCAAAAGAATGGTAAGATGATATACTTCTCATCTGCATCTCTTGGTGGAAACATCAAAACAAAAGCCGTGATGTCTCCGGTACTGGATAAATCCAGACCACCATAACAATCACGACCCTCTAAGGCTCTCATATCAATTTCTTCATTGCCTCGCATATAAATCCGATCCGGTATCCAAGCTGTTGTACTGGACACCCACATATTCATACGAAGCCATTTGAACGTAATCTCATCCGCCGGATTCTGTTTCGCTTCACGATAAGCATCACGAAGTCGTTCAATATCCACCGTATATCCCAAAGAAGGATTCACCTTATACCAGTTCGCCTCATCCTCCCAATCCTCATCATCCTTAAGTCCATAAACCACAGGATAAAACGTAGGATCTTCTCTTCTGCCTTCCAAAATATCCACTGCTTTCGTATGTAACTCATAAGCGATAGAATGTCTGTCGGTACCGGCTGTAGTAATAATAAAGTGCAATGGATTCTGCCTGGCATCCGATGAACCCTTAGTAAGTACATCATATAACTGACGATTCGGCTGAGTATGAATTTCATCAAACACAAGACCCGAAATCGAAAATCCATGCTTACTTCCTACCTCCGCAGAAAGCACCTGATAAAATCCGGCATTGCCATAATTAACGATACGCTTTGTTGCTGTCATCAGTTTTGACCTTTTCATCAGTGCCGGTGACATCTCCACCATCTGTCTTGCCACATCAAATACAATGGAAGCCTGCTGTCTGTCAGCCGCTGCACCATACACTTCTGCAGAAGGCTCATTATCCGCATAGAGCAGATACAGCGCAATGGCAGCTGCCAATTCTGACTTCCCCACCTTCTTGCAGATTTCCACAAAAGCAGTCCGGAACTGCCGGTACCCATCCGGTTTTATTATTCCAAAAATATCCCTTATCAGCTGTTCCTGCCAGGGAAGTAACCAGAATCGCTTTCCTGACCACTTACCCTTGGTGTGGCACAAATTCTCAATAAAGTTTACAGCCCTGTCTGCCTTCTCCTTATCATAATGAGATGTTGGAAGCATAAATTTACTTGGCTGATACTTCCTAAGTTTCGGATAATCCTTTGGTCTTGTTTCCCTTTCCACTAACTATCACCTCCAAGCAAAGCCTCCATCTCATCTTCCGGTTCCTTATCAGCACTAACCGCTGCCATAATGCGTGACCTTGCAGATGGTGTCAGACCAAACTCTGCTGCAGCCTGCAACATCAACTTCTGATTGGTATTTGCAATACCAACCCAAGGTGTCTGCTGCTGATAACCTTTATCTGTCTCAAAAGTAGAACCACCGGAATCAATATGCTCCTGTGCTTCCTTCCAACGGGCATAAGACTGACAATATGCCGCAAACGCCGCCATATCCACTTCCGTCAATACACCCATCTGATTCAACTTCTCACTCAAACGCTTCCATTCAGCCTTCGCCTCCGGAAGCAACCAATCAGGACAGACAGGTATTCCCTTTTCAGGCTTCGGCTCCTTCTTATTCAATTTTCTCTTACCTGGATTACCTTCCAGTTCCTTAATCGCTGTAGGCTTTGGCTTTCTACCTGCCATTGGAATCCCCTCCTTCCATAAATTTCTGCATAAGAAAAGCCCTGAAGGATTACTCCCTCAAGGCTTACGCTCATGCCATATGATATGTTATTTTATGTATTGCAAATCTCCATTCCGCAACATCTGAAACTTTTCATCATATATTTCATCGAATACTTGCTTAATCGGAACACTATCTCGTTGGTGACCAGATATCGACCAAACCTTATATTCCGTCTGTTTCTTCAAAAACGCAGCTAAATGATCGTAATATTCCTGCATTTCAGATTTTTTCTTTCCCATCTTCATCAGCTTATAAAATACACCTAAGATACTGATACAATGAACCGGCGTTTCTAAACTTGCAATACTCTGTCTTGCTTTAAAATCATCTGAACAGAATATATACACCCGATTACTATACAGCATCTCCATCATCTGAATTAGGACATAAGTCTTTTTCTCACCCAGACCCTTTTTATGTGGAACATTATCATCACATTCCTTTAACGCCGCCAAAAAGACCTCAACATCGTTCAGGTTCTCCATCTCATTCAAAGAACCATAGTACTGTTTATAAAAATTAACATTAAAAGTATCGCAACTCGTTTCCAGTAACTCTAAATATATGCTTGTTGCTTCTTCTCCGTATATTTTTCCTAATTCACTTACAATCTCTCGATCCGTATACAATTTCACTTTTCCGGCTTTAACTTTCTCTTCAAGCCATGGATTCGGATCTGGATTCAATTCATGTCTGCTCAGTTCTTTCTTTATCATTTCATGACAGAAAAACTCATACTCCGCAAATTCAATGACAAAATCCGTCAGCGTATGATTTTGTGCATTTCTTGCCAAATGTGATTTATACAAAAAGTCAGTATCCAGCAAGGCGTATTTTTTATCCATTCCCATAGGCACTACCTCACTGTTTTTTTAAACTTCTCATAATTTCGCTTAATCTGCTCTTATCACTCGATAATCGCTCATCACGAACAGCATCCATCTGCTCAACATCATACATCAATTCTGTTAAGCTTCCAAATCTAATGAAATCCTTATGTATTTCTTGCCAGCGTGCGGCCTTCCCCGTAAGTTCTATTTGTTTACTAATTTCTTCTTCAGCAACCTGCAAAAGATTCTTTGCGGATTTTGCATCAATCTTATCTTCCTCTAAAAGACGAAGTACTGCAGCTTTATACGGAATTGCAAAAATGTCCATTATCTTAAGAACTGTTTGAACTGAAATATTTTTATATGACAGATGGTACACATCCGTCTGTTCATCAAGTCGCTCCTTTGGTGCTAATAAAATAGCCGCAAAAGCATTTGCCTCCATGTCCTCAATCTCTTTTGCTTCTTCATCTATAATACTAGATGCCAAAATTGACCCTGATTGCAATAACTCAGAATCATATTCTTCAAAATAACAATAGATATGATACAGTTCATGAGCTGCTGCAAATATCTGCTTTGATAATGGTAAAGCAGAATTAATCATGACAAACATATGCCCTTTACGAATAAAAGTACATGCACACAAATCCGTATCCTCAATAGGATATCTTAGCATATCAAATGGCATATCATGGCGTGCTACATAATTCTCCAACACATTGAAGATGTCATCCTGAATAATATTATTTTTATTATAGAGCGAATTGAAACTTGTTGCACATTCACTTATTTTTATATATCTCTTTCTGTCTTTAACAAAAAGACTATTATCCAAAACTCGGCACATAATTCTAAGCCTCCCACGGTTTCATCATTTCCTCAGCATTTTCACGAGTACGTGCATAAAAACAAATAAGATTTGCAATCTCATCTGCAATTCCAAGTCCATCTTTTGCTTCCTGAGTTTCCACCTTACCCATAAATGCCTTTATGGCATTAGTTTCTTTAAGAACCTCCGGACGCTTAACCAGATTCTCCATAGCAGTACCAAGAAACTCTGAAATCTTCTGCAGTTCAATTGCATTAATCATCCTTCCACCGGTAAGCATCTTGCTTACAACCTGCTTAGACACTCCAAGGTATTCAGCAAGATCAATCTGCTTTTTTCCGTTCTGTTTCATAATATTCATTATATTGTTACTAATAATCTCACTTGCATTTACCATCATTGTTACCTCCAACATAATCCAGAGCATTAGTCTCCCTTATACACATTCATTATATTCTTAGCGCTGCAAAAAGTCAACATTTTCTTAACTATTTCGAACTGTTTTATTTGGTTTTGTCCTCGTTTTCACAACACATTGAAATACTATAACATTGCGGAACTTTTCGATAACATTGTTATAAATACATTTCAACAATACTATTATTGATATTTTTCCCAAAAAGATACATTGAATAGGCTTTAAGTATTGCTAAATACATTACTAAACATTACATTCGTTTAATAAAGTACCCCCGTCATCCATTTCGCGATTTTGCACGCAAGACCCCCGCGTCGTTCCCCTATAGTGAAGGTAGTAGAGATTTTGACTCCCCCTACCCTAATAAGAATAGGTTTTGTCATTACTCCAGCGGTCACCTTGCTGTGCATGGATCTTGGAGTGACACGACTTACACAACGCAATCAGATTATCTCTATCGTGTGTGCCACCATCACTTAACTTCTTTTTGTGGTGAACTTCCTCTGTCTCCACTAAAATTCCCTTCTCATAACACAATTCACAGAACGGATGCAGTGACACATACTTATCACGAATGCGCTTCCATGCACGCCCATATCTCCTCTTAGTCTGCTGATTCCGTTCATACTTTTCATAATTCTGATTCACCAGCTTCGCATGCTCTTCACAGAACCTACCATCCGTCAAATTCGGACAGCCCGGATGAGAACAGGGACGCTTTGGTTTTCTTGGCATCTGCCCACCTCTTTCTACAGAAAAAGTCTTGCAGATTTTCTCCACAAGACTCTCCTACATTTTCTCTTTCGCTAGTATAACAATATCATAAGTAGCGTGTGACATTCTATGACATCTCATGACATGATTCAGAAATGCTGATTTCCATAAGTGCCGCATCATGAATACGGAATATCTGCCTTACGGTATACCCCATCTCTCCAGTAATTCCTTCCCACTTATCATATTGCAAATATCTTTGTTCCAGAATAATACGTCCTTCTCTGTCTGTTACCTGGCTGATTAAATCCTTCACAAACTGTTTTGTTCCCAGAAGAGAAGTGATTTCCTTTTTCAGTTCCTCTTCCATACCAATAAACTTAACAATAATATCCTCTGTCTTATGAATGTTTCGGTTGGGATTTCCCGGCATATCGCTCAAAACATTACTTGCTTTGGTTGCCAGTTCTCTCAAAGAAACAATCTGCTCCATCTTGTTATTGATATCCTGCTCTATTCTGAATGCCTTCATAAGTTCATTCTTAACCAATGTCTGATGCTGATTCATAATCTACCTCCGATTGAAAAAATTTTTCCTCGGATTGACTCTGATTTTCTTATTTTGTCTCTGATACTTCCTTTCGAAGTCTACTTATCAGGTACTCCCCATCCACAGATGTCAGCGCCTGATACCACTCTGATTGAAAGAATTTTTCTATCTGCAATGCTCCATCTATAGCATCACGATTTTTAGGATTCTTCTTTACTTTCTTTAACGCTGCTCTATAATCTGAAACTGCCTGCAAAACAATCGCATTGGCCAACTTTTCATACGGATTCTCCGCCAAATTCTTACTTGCCATTTGCTCTCACCTCTGCTTTCACTGCATCGATAAGTGCCGACTGTGTATTATCCTTCATCTCCAGTGCCTTCATAACACGCTCATCAATGGTATCTTGTGTAATAATATGTTCCACTACTACAGTTCCGGCAGTCTGCCCTTGTCTCCAGAGCCTAGCTATCGTCTGCTGATACAGTTCCAAACTCCAGGTTAGTCCAAACCAAATAAGCGTATTCCCACCACTTTGAAGATTTAATCCATGACCAGCTGATGCAGGATGAATCAAAGCAACTGGTATTTCACCTTTATTCCACTTTTCGATACTGGAATCTGAATCTAGCTTTTCAAAAGAAATCTTACGTTCCGTGAGCCGAATTATAATCCTCTTTAAATCATGCTTAAACCAGTAAGCCACAAGCACCGGTTTTCCATTAGCAGCTTCAATCATATCCTCCAAAGCATCCAGCTTTTTATCATGTATTGTCTGAATCTCACCCTCATCGGTATAGATAGCGCCGTTTGCCATCTGCAGAAGCTTTCCGGATAAGGAAGCTGCATTTGCTGCTGTAACTTCTCCTTCCGGAAGAGATAATACCAGTTGTTCCTTCATCAATTCATATTTCTGTTTTTCCTGCTCATCCATCTGCACCTCATATCTGGAATTAACTAGCTCAGGCATTTTCAAATGGTCTGTTGCCTTCATAGAAATCGTAATATCAGAAATAGCATCGTAAATTCTCTGCTCCGCTCCAGGAAGTGGCTTATAGCTGTAAACTATCGGACCATTCATCTTGTCCGGCTTAAAATAATTAGCTCTGTAACCGCCAATAAACCTTCCAAGACGTTCTCCCATATCAAGAAGCTTAAACTCTGCAAACAAATCCATAAGTCCATTGCTGGATGGTGTTCCTGTAAGCCCCACAATCCTTTTTACCTTAGGTCTTACTTTTATCAATGCCTTAAACCTTTTTGCATCATGGTTCTTAAAAGAAGAAAGC